CTGGAGTTCAGACGTGTGCTCTTCCGATCTCTTTTTTAGCTTCGTCTAGCAGTTTTTTGTTTTCTGCTAAAGCCTTTTTAGCCATTTCTACAGCTTGTTGATGTTCTCGTTGAGCAGATTCTTTAGCACGGCGTTCGTCATGCCACACTTTTTTCATCTGCTTTAAACGTTCTTTTACCCCATCTGAATAATTTTCAAGTTCATCTTTCTCCAAATCCTCTACTATTTCTTTAGGCATTGGAGACCGATTACGGTCTTCTTCAGGAGTATCGTCTTCGACTTTAAGTTCTACTTCTTCTGTTTCTTCGCCTTCTATTACAAAGTCCGGCTCTTCCTGTTCTACTTCTTTTTTCTCAGCTTCTGCCATAACCCTCTCCTATACACGTGAAATGCCACGAGGATCTTCTACGATCCCTTCGACACTATCGTCGTTAATCATACGAAATTCTTTGTTGTGAATTTTTATTCGGGTACCTGCATGTGGTCTTACAAGGACAAAATCTCCTTCTTTACACCAAGGCCCACTAGGGAAACGGTCTTTGTCTTTATAACAATCCGGCCCCATTTTCACTACAAATAAAACAGTAGTTAGTAGTTCTTCGTTATGCACAGTTGAATCTGCCTTAGCGAGTCCACTTTCGTACTGTTGATCTATATCGGGAATTGCGCACAAAATGCGATAACCAGAGGGTTCTGGTAGTTGCTTTGCTTTACGCTCAGCAGTATCAGGTAGTACTGTTGCTTCTTCTGGATTATCGGGGTTCGTGCCGATAAGAAGTTCACTCATCGTCGTTTGCCATCCTTTCTGATGTTTCGGTTAGTATATTTTTTGCCAATAGCAGCCCTCTATAGATTCCACACGCGTGTTTATACTCAGCGTAATCTTTAGCTTGCCCTACCGCTAAATCTTGCTCTATGGTTGTTAATTCTCCATCTACCCTAGTAATAAGATAATTTAGGAGGTCGTTGCTCACTCATCTTCCTTTCTTGGTTGTTGCTGATTCTGTTGCATCTGTTGCATTGCTCGATCTTCTTGTGCTATCTCTCTTGCCATATCAATTCCAAGGCGCATTCTTTCTTCTTGTTGTTTAGCAGTAAGATTCGCTTCGTCTGTAGCTATCTTTGCTCCAACTTGAAGTCCAGCAATACGTTCTTGAGCTGCAATACGTTCTTTTTCGAGTTCCAAACGATCCGTTTTTTCTGCCGCATCCAGAACGACCTTCTGTTGTTTCGTTTGAGCTTCTTGTTGTTTGATCTGCAACTCTTGTTGTTGCATTTGCACGATTGGATCTTGTGCAGCTTGTTGCGCTTTTTGTTGGGCAACTTCCGCTTTGTTTCCTTGGAGGACTTGTTGGGCAGCTGCCGCAGCAAGCCGAGAAATTTCAACTTCTGTATCTTCATCCATTTCAGCATTTGGCGCTGGGTATGGAACACCCGCAGCTTTTTCAATCTGTTTGCGATATTCAAAAGCTAAGTGATCTTGTATGTGCGCAGCTAGGGCTGCACCCATTTGTTTTGCCATAGGGCTTTGTTGTACTAACGCCATTAGTTTCGGATCTTGCATAGCCGACATATGAACCGTAATATGGGCTTCGTGATCCTGATAAATAAATGCTTTAACAGGCTTCCCTCTAAGGACATCCATGTTTTCTGATACCGGATCACGCGGTTCCTGGTCATCTTCCATTGGTATCAGCTTCTGGGCATTTTTAATTCCTCACGCTTGGATGATTTGACGATGTAGGTACGGTAGGTTGTATAGCTGTGGCGCTTGGGCTGCCATCTGCAATACTGCTTGGTACTGCGTAACTTTCTGCGCCATTGTTGCAGCGTTTGGATCTGACACAGGAATAACATCAACCATGTCGTAGTCAGAACCTTTAGCACGCTCTGAACCTTCTACTGGTTCATACGAATACTTGTCTGGTGTGTAGTCACGGATAATGCCTTTAAGAAGTTTAAACTCCTCTTTCATAGAGTAGTGAATCCGAGCCTGTACTGCACTCATGACTTTCAACGTGCGCTCTAGTATGGCTAGTGTCGTACCTACAGGAGCTTGTCCTGACATGTCACTGAGTTTAAGGTCAGCAGCTGAAGCGAATCTACGCCCCTCTTCTACAATGTTACCTAACAGGGTGTACAACACCTGACTTGGCTCCTTGTATGGGAGCGTCATAATGTTATCTTTAATTGTTCCGCTCGTTACATCTACATCTCTAAACTCAGCTGGAGCTATCGGCGTATCATCGCCTTTAACTCTAAGGCCTCTAGTTTTAAAACCACCAGGCAAATTGGAGAGAGTACCAGCATCAACAAGCTGCCTAATAATGCTAGTCCCAGATTTAGCAAAAGCACCGATAAGGTGAATAAGACCAAAAGCGTAAAAACCAAACCCTGGAATATAAGGGTAGTGAACGAAATGATTTCTTTTTTGCTTGGTATCATCCTCTGATCTCCAGTTACGTCTAATAGCTAGTATCTGTCCAGTTTGCTTCTCAATAGTAACAATGTACGGCAGGGCGATACCTGTCTCTTTTCCGTCGTCTACATCTTCATGCCCAGCTAGATCAAGATCACATTGGATTTCCAACATTTTGTATCGGTCATCAGAAGAAGCTCGGAAGCCCATCTTCTCAGCAATACTCTTTTCAATCTCATCAAACGTATTCTGTGGTTCTGGTAAATCTACATCGAGGTAGAACCCTGCGTGCATCAGCCGTCGCATCTCGTTAGGAGTTTTGCGCATGACATGAGTAACACGAGGCGCTGACCTAAGATCAGACACTCCGTAAGGAACCACAACGTCCTCTGCTGGTACGTAAACAGAAACTTGACGTTCAAGGGACGGATCGTAGTACACCTTCTTAAACGCATTACCAGATAGACCAAGACCCCATAACATTCTCTCGTGCTCGGCTCTGTACTCAGGCATTTTGTCGGTCAGCTGATAATTCATATCATCCTGTACCCGTTTAGCTGCCGCTTTGTTCTCTTTTGTTTCTTTACCAATAATCTGTGTTTTTACAGGGCCAGCCGCTGGAAAGGTTTCCATCATAGTTTCGGCTTGGAACTTAACCAATGCTTCGGATAGGAGTGGGTGATAAACACCACAAGCACCAGGCCAAGGTTCCGTACGCTCTTCTACTTTCATACCTAACAACTCAAGACCATCTACATAAGTTTGTATCCAGTCTTTCCGAGATGCCAAGTCTTCTTCAAAATCTCCAAGTAAATCACTTGCTATGTTTTGCAGTTCTTGCGGATCAAGTTCTTCTGCTAAGTTAGCTCCAAACTCATCATCCTCCATAGCATCAGGATCAATAACAATCTCCATATCTGGAGTTGATATAGTGACACTTTCAGGGTCTTCGATCTCTATTTCAAGATCAGCTTCCAAGTTCTCTGGCATGGATAAACCGCCCATACCATCTGTATCCCCGATGCCCATTGGAGCTTGATTTACCGCTTTATCTATTGAATTTGTAGCCATTTTTTCTATCCTTAATAATATCCTGGTGAGAACCTTCTAAACGTACGTTCTTCCTCTTCTTCATCCAATGTAGCACGTAGGTATCCACCTTTCCTAAAGCGCATTAACGCCAAAGATACCGAGTCAACATAGTCGTCATGTTCCCCTGCAGGGAATGACGCAACTTCGTCAATTACTTCTTCTGCCCAATGTGTAGGCGGTGCCCATACTCTACCAGACGCAAACATATCTGACACTGCGTTGAGCCTAGTGATCTTGTCGTTACCTTTGACAGGGGTGAACTCCTGTACTGGTATACCCATCGCACGCATTTCATAAATAAGCGGAGCACCGGACGCTTTCTTCTCTATAATTATTGAATCAGGGTTAAATTCATCAACCTGTTCTAGTGCTTTGCGTTTAAGCGCTGGAAACTCCAGCCTATCTCTGAATGCGTCAAGTAAAATTATATTCGCTTCTGTCTTTCCTGTGTCAGGATCTTCTTGGTAGAACACTCCCCACGTTGTACACGCAGAATAGTCCGACCTAGTTGTCTTTTCAAACGCCGTATCCCACGATTGTAGTACAAAATCACAGTACGGTGGCCCTTCTTCATCCCAGGTCTGCCACCATTCGCGTTTTACGATGGCTGATACCTCTGATGTAGGCGATTGTTGGTACTGAGCCATCCATTGTGAGGTAGGAAGCTCCTCTTT